AACGATAAAATCGCTGAAACCGTCAAGAAGAAACCAACACAAAAAGCACCAGCAAGAGTTGCGAGACCTGGTACGACTAACCGACCAAAAACGACAACACCTGTGAAAAGAGCAAAACAAAGGTTGGCCAAAACTGGGAAAACCTCAGATGCGGCTAAAGTATTTGAACAATTAATTTAATTTTAAAGGAATATAAAAATGGCTAAAGTAACAAACGCCTTTGATACATATACAGCTACTGCTGACAGAGAAGATTTAAGTAACATTATTTACAACATCTCTCCAATGCAAACACCGTTTATGTCATCAATTGGTAAAAGAAATATTAAAAACGTAGTATTTGATTGGCAAACAGAAAGTTTACCTACACCAAGTTCAGCTGGACAGTTAGAGGGTTTTACACTAGCAAGATCAGCTGCAACACCTACAGTAAGGGAAGATAATGTTGCTATGATTTCAAGCAGAGATGCAACCGTAACAGGTTCGCAGGACGCTTCAGATGCAGCTGGTAAGAGATCAGAAATGGCTCACCAACTAGCTATTATGGCTAAAGCACTTAAAAGAGATATGGAAGAAGCTCTATGTCAAAAAGGTGCTAAGACAACTGGTAATGCTACAACAGCTAGGGTAACTGGTGGTTTCGAATCTTGGATTACAACTAACGATTCAAGAGGAACAGGTGGTGCTTCTACTGGTAGCGGTGCTGCTCCAACAGACGGAACACAAAGAGCATTAACAGAAGACTTATTAAAAGATGTCTTACAACTTATGTTTGCTAGTGGCGCAGAGCCTAATATGGCAATCTGTGGACCTGTAAACAAGCAGAAGATTTCTGGTTTTACAGGAAGAACACAAGCTAGACAGTTTGTTGATGCAAATACAGTCGAGGCTTCAGTATCAATTTACTCATCTGACTTTGGTGAATTAAAAATCATTCCATCAAACAGAAGTAGAGAAAGAAGTTTATTGTTAGTAGATCCAGAGTTTGCAAAAGTCTCTTACCTAAGAGATTTCCAAACTGTAGATATTGCTACAATAGGTGATGCTGAGACTAAAATGATTGTAGTTGAGTACGGGTTAGAAGTATCTAACGAAGCTGCTCACGGTGTCGTTGCAGACTTAACAACATCATAAGTTTAGTTAAATAAGCTTTAAGGGAAGTTTCGGCTTCCCTTTTTTTTGTGCTAAAATTCCTACATGGCAAAAACTACATTAATAGATCATAAACGCGGTTTGAAATCTGTATTTGCTACAGAAGATGACAAGGTTGTATATCAAACACAACAAGACATACAACCAACACTAGACTATGTAAAACATTTATCTGAAAATAAACCAGGTAAAGATTTTCGTCATGTAGCAGAAGTACCCATGGTAATATATCAACAAGCAGTTAGAGAAGGTTGGGCCAAGGATTCTGCACAATGGAAGAAATGGTTAAACCATTCAGATAATAAACCCTTTAGGACATGGAAAGGTAAAGTATGACATACGATGAATTAAAAACTAATATTGCAAACTTCTTAAACAGATCAGACTTAACAAGCCAACTTGATTTTTTTATAGATGCAACAGAAGCAGAGTTTAATAGAAGATTAAGAGTTAAAGATATGATTAAAAGAGCTACTGCTACAGCAGATGCTCAATACATATCACTACCAACAGATTGGTTAGAAGCTATTAACGTACAAATTGACAGTAATGAATTTACACCATTATTCCAACAATCTATAGAATCATTAGATGTTTACAGAAAATCTATAAATAATATTGGTAATCAGCCTGTTTATTACGCTTTAGTAGATAACACAATAGAATTAGCACCTACCCCTGATACAAGTTATACGCTACAATTAACATACTATGGCACTATTGATGCTTTGAGTGATTCGAATACAACGAACTTTATATCCACAGGATATCCAGATGCTTACTTATATGGTGCTTTAAAACACGCTTCTATCTATCTCATGGAAGATGATAGAGTTGCTTTATTCACACAACAGTTTGAAAAAGCTTTAGAAGAGATGCGATTAGAACAAGAGAAAGCAGAATTTGGCAAAGGTTCTCTAATACAAAGAAGAAGAACTTATGGCAAAGCTGGTAAAAATATAAATTATTGGAGTAATAATTAGGAGATAATATGGCAGGATTTAGCGATTATTTAGAAGATAAAGTGTTAGACCATGTATTTGGTGGTAATGCTTATTCAGCACCATCAACATTATATGTTGCTTTATACACAGTAGCGCCTACTGATACAGGCGGTGGAACTGAAGTATCGGGCGGTGGTTATGTAAGACAGTCAAGTGCGTTTACTGTATCTGGTACTAACCCAACAACAGCATCTAACTCAGCTGCTGTAGAATATCCAACAGCTACAGCAGACTACGGAACAGTAGTTGCAGTTGGTATCTTTGATGCTTCATCATCAGGCAACTTACTAGCATACGCAAACTTAACTACATCAAAAGTTGTAAGCACGGGGGATGTTTTCAGATTCAATACTGGTGATTTAGACGTAACATTAGCTTAACATCATGGCCAGTATAGGCTATAACCAAGGCTACTATTCAAGATCAAAGTATAACGATCTTGCGTTTCAAGCCGAAGCAACTATATCAGCAACTAGCGGAGCTACCGCAGTTGGAACACAAATAGATGTACCTACAGCAGTCATACAGGCTGTTTCAGGTTTTACCGCAACTGGTACACAAATTGATAAAGCATCAGCAACGATTAGTGTTGTATCAGGTGCTAGTGCAGTAGGAAGAAAAACGCACGGTGCTAATGCAACGATTGCAGGAGTATCAAATGTCAATGCTCAAGGATTTATTACCGTATTTGGTGGTTCCACCATACCAGCAACTTCAGATGTAGATGCTAATGGTGTAGTTACTTATAAAGGTGCATCAACTATAAGTGAAACAAGTGGCTTTGTAGCAATCGGTGGTTTAAAATGGGAAGATATTATTGTTCCAGACGATACATGGACAGATCAAATTGTTGCAAGTAGCACTTGGACAGATCAAACCAATCCATCTACAGTTTGGACTGAATTAGACAAACAAGAGGCAGCTTAATGGCAGATACATTTACAACTAATTTAAACTTAACTAAACCAGAACCAGGTGCAGCCGAAGATACTTGGGGTATATCGCTTAATTCAGACTTAGATACGCTTGATGCTATTTTTAGTTCCAATGGTACTTCAGTTGCACTAAACTTGGATGGAGCGGTCATTGATAGCTCTGTTATTGGTGGTACTACAGCAGCCGCAGGATCATTCACAACTTTATCAGCAAGTACATCTATCACAGGTACACTAGCTACAGCAGCTCAACCTAATATTACAAGTCTTGGTACGCTGACAGGTTTAACAACTACAGGCGATATTAACTTTGGCGATAACGACAAAGCAGTATTCGGAGCAGGTTCAGATTTACAGATTTATCATGATGGGTCTAATAGCTATATTAATAATGTCGGTTCTGGCTCGCTTATCATTCAGGATACTGATGGCAGTGGAGATATTTATATAAGACCTAAGTCTGGTCAAACAGCGATTGCGGCTTATAACGACAACACTGTGCAACTATCACACTCTGGAAATATAAAACTATCCACCATAGCCACAGGCATAGACGTAACAGGTACAGTTGATGCCGATAAATTATCAATAGATACTGGTGCTATAAATGTAACGATTGATTCTGGCGGTATATATAATAGCCTAAATACAACGGGTGTGACGTATATTGTTGCTGACTCAAATGCTTCAGCAGGCTTGTTTGCTTACGGCACAAATCACGCTACTAAGTCTAGTACTGTAGAGATAAAAGCAGGTGGTGCAGTTAAACTAGCCACAACCTCAACAGGCATTGATGTTACGGGTACAGCCACGATGGATGGGTTGACTGTTCAGGGTGATGCTTACTTTGATACTAATAATGCTGGTAGAGCATTATATATAACTAGATATGGTACTGTAACCAGCGAATCAGCAGCTTTAAACATAGATGACAATGATTTAGTTATAAACAGCATACAAGACGAACAATATGGTGGTTATGTTTTTAAAGGTACGCATAATGGCACGGGTACAAGAACAAGATTAAATATTGACAACAACGGAGACATCTCCTTTTACAATGATACAGGAACTAGCCAAGCTCTATACTGGGATGCAAGTGCTGAAAAGCTTGGAATTGGTACGAGTTCGCCAGATACACAGCTACATTTTGAAGGTTCTGCACCATACCTAAGAAGTAAAAATACATCTGCACCAACAGACGAAAAGACTTGGGACTACAATGCAGGTACTGATGGGACTTTCCGCTTTAGAGCAGTTAATGATGCAGCAACTGATGCAAATAACTGGATGGTAGTAGATAGGACTGGTGTAGATATTAACTACATTACTATGTCTACAGGCAACCAAGTAGAAGCACTTAGAATAGACTCATCAGGCAATGTTGGAATTGGTACGACTTCGCCTAGTAATTCACTGCATGTCGCATCAGCCGATGCTACAGCTGCACATTTCCAACACACTGATGGTATTAATAGTAACATTCGTATTTCTGATACAAGCGATAGTTTTTACCTAGTATCTCGTGATGGTCTTGGTTCTATTGGTGGAGTTAATAGCAGCAGTAATAGCAATTTAAATATTGACTTAACTTCAGGCAACGTTGGAATTGGGACGACTAGTCCTACTAAACCTCTACATGTCGCAGGTTCTGGCTCAACAGTTGCTATTGCGATAGATAACACTGGAACAGGCGGCGACACTTGGCGTATATGGTCTACAAATGATGTTGCATCTGACGGCGGTGGTAAATTAGGTTTTTATAACGAGGACACTGCCACAAGAGCCATGACGCTCGACTCTAGCGGCAACGTTGGAATTGGGACGAGTTCTCCAGTTCAAAAGTTAAGTGTGAGCGGTGCTTCTGGGTCAGCTAGATTTTCATTAGAAAGAAGTAGCTCAAACACAACAGGTCTCGTTGGTAGTATTCAGTGGAACGCTCTTGATGGACACGCAGTAGCAGGTATCCTTGCTTATGGTGACGGGAATGACGAAGGTGCTCATATAGCATTCAATACAACGTCAGCGGCAAGTTCTAATGATGTATATGTAAGCACTTCAGAACGCATGAGAATAGACTCATCAGGCAAAGTTGGAATCGGAACGAGTAGTCCTGATACTTTGCTAAACATTGCTTCAGCATCTGCACCTACTATAAGAATAGAAAATACTGATACTTCTCTTGATGACGGACAGGTTATAGGAGCTGTAGAATTTTACAAAGCAGACGCCAGTGGTGCAGGTGCAGGTGTAGTTGGTGGAATGCAACTACTTTCGACCAATAGCACAGGTGCAGAAACTAGCCTTACCTTTGGCACGTCTAGAGCTGCTGATGGTAACAATGTAGAAAGACTCCGAATTGATGCATCAGGAAACGTTGGTATTGGTACGAGTTCGCCAGCATCTCTAGTCACTGGTGGTTCTAGTCCAGTATTAAGTATTGGCGGTACAGACAGCGGTTTGATTACAGGAGAAAAAGCAGGGTCATTAAGTTTTATAACCAACGATGGTTCTTATACTGGAACATACTCTGACGGTATTACTGGTGAGATTGTTTCTGTTGCTGAGTCTAGTGTAGGCGGGGCTTATGGTTTAGCGTTTTACACTGGAACAACTACAGGCTCAAACAGAGCAGAACGCCTCCGCATAACCGCCACAGGCAACGTTGGAATTGGAACTGATTCGCCCGATACAGCACTTCATGTTGTTGGTGTTGGTAGCACTTACGTTAAATCAGAAAGAACAGTTTCAGGTAGTGAAGGACATATATTACTTGGTGCTGCAACCAATCAAAACCAAATTATATCGAGAGATGCTACAACTGGTAACAAAGATTTAACATTTACAATAGGTGCATCAGAACGCATGAGAATAGACTCATCAGGCAACGTTGGAATTGGTACTAGTAGTCCAAGTGACTTTGCCGCTAATGCAAATAATTTAGTTGTAGGCTCTGGTTCAGGCACAGAGGGCATCACGATT